AATATAGGCATCGGTTTTATCAGTGTCGCCAACAGCGCAGAGTTTTGAGCCATTCCAAGTGATATCAAAAAGACTAAGATTTCTTGGATTAGGTCGCTCTATCCAGTCTATGCCATCCAGTGAGACTATAATATAGGCATCCACTCCATCAGCATTGCCAACAGCGCAGAATATCGAGCCAGTCCAAACAATACCATAAAGAGCAAAATTTTTGGGATTCACTTGTTCTGTCCAGTTTATTCCATCAGGTGAGGTTATGATATAGGCATCGGTTTTATTAGTAGTGTCAGCATACCCAACAGCGCAGAACACCGAGCCATTCCAGACGATAGCATAAAGAGGAATATTGCTTGGATTCACTTGTTCTGTCCAGTTTATTCCATCAGGTGAGGTTATGATATAGGCATCGGTACTATCAGTGTCAGAATGCCCAACAGCGCAGAACATCGAGCCATTCCACTCAACACTATGAAGAGTAACATTTTTTGGATTCACTCGTTCAGTCCATGTCATTCCAGTAGGTGATGTGAGGATATAGGCATCACCTCCATCCTCCTCACCCACCGCGCAGAACAGTGAACCATTCCACTCAACACTATAAAGACGAATATTTTTAGGATTGGCAACTGTTTGCTCTGTCCATACTTCTCCAGTAGGTGAGGTGAGGATATAGGAATCCACTCCACCAGTATTGTCCATATCGCCCACCGCACAGAACATCGAGCCACTCCATGCGATACCTCTAAGAGGAATATTTTTGGGATACATAGGCGCTTTTTCATACCAGCTTATGCCATCAGGTGAGACTGCAATATAGGCATCCACTCCATCACCATACCCAACAGCGCAGAATATCGAGCCATTCCAAACAATAGCTCTAAGATTAGCATTTTTAGGATTAACTTGCTCATACCAGTCTACTCCAGTGTGCAAACTGGATGCGGTTACAATATATGCATCAACATCATTACTCTTAGTGCCACCAACCGCACAGAACATCAAGCCATTCCAAGCAATACCATTAAGAGGAATACTTTTGGGATTAGGTTGCTCTATCCAGTTTACTCCATCAGGCGAAATTACAATATAGGCATCGCGGTAATCCTGCTGACCAACAGCGCAGAATGCTGAACCATTCCAAGTGATAGCATAAAGATGAAGATTTTTTGGATTGGCTTGCTCAGTCCATGCTAAAGCAGGGGAGAAACTGGCTGATGTGAGGATATAGGAATCGGTACCATCACCAGCACCCACGGCGCAGAATAGGGAACCATTCCAAACAATAGCATAAAGATTAACATTTTTAGGATTAGGTTGCTCAGCCCATGTTACTCCATCGGGCGATGTGAGGATATAAGAATCAATGGCGCCAGTAATGCCAACCGCACAGAACATCTCGCCATTCCAAGTGATAGCATAAAGATGAAGATTGCTTGGATTGGCTTGCTCAGTCCAGTCTACTCCAGCATCGTCAGTCCAGTTATAACTATCTGCAATTCTTACCCATGTATCTATTGTCCAAACTCCACCACTAAAATCAAAATCGCTATGATTAGGAACAGAAAGATAATCACCAACCCCACTACCAAGAAACATTCCACTCCCAGTCCCTAGCTTTTTATACTGAGTATCTATTTGAGCGTTACCATGATTGTCTCCATATGGAGTAACAGTATGTCCTGTTACTCCATCATCAATAAAAGTCTTGCTTGCATCAATCCCGTTCATGTGTAGAAGTAATCCAGTGTGTGAATCAGGATTAAAAATTTGACTTTGATTCATAAAAAATCGTATATACCTATCGCCAACTTCAAGGATATATGATTGCTCAGTCGAAAAATCAAATGGGATTAACCGACATTTTTTATTCGGGTATTTTGCAGGTGCTACGAAACGGAAACCAGGGCGATTTGAAACAGGACCCTGAACAGAAGAAATAAAATTTTCTAATCGTTTACAGCCTTGATAATATTTTCCAAAAGAAGTTTGCCCATCTAATCTTGGGCTTAATTCTCCAGCTTGAAAACCTGTTTGAACTACATAAATTTTCAATCATTTATCCTCTTTCATCATAGACCTTATCTTCCAGCTTTCTGCCATGTGGTATCTTCAATTTTTTCAGATTTATTTTCATAGGCATCAAGTTTAAAACTATTAAGCAGTTTAGTCTGTAACTCGAAAAATATATCGTTTCTTAGGACTCTGTCATTGGCTATAGTAATAGCGAGTTCAGATGCCAGAGTTAAGACTAAACATTCTATGAATAAGGCTGGAAACTTAGTTGGGTCAGTTACCTGTTTTGTATAGATAAGGTTGAGTTCATAATCATTGCAGAAGATATACCCATCTTCTACTTCAAAGTTAGACGCCGAGCTATCAAGTTCAGGGTTGCCTAAATAATTAGATGGTAACTGGAAACAATAATTATATTCAAAGGCGGGTTTTCTTTCAAGTGTAACAAAAACACCTGCGGATTCCGCAATTAATACATCGGTTGAAAGCAATGTCAGAATACCAGCAGCAACAGTAACTATTATCAAAGTTCCATTATTACTTGCTGAGCCTGTAACTGCAACCTTATCACCATCCCTAAAGCCCCCATCTGTAATAAATTTATTATTACTATTAGTTATTGTGTCTGGTGATGTTAATGATGTGAGGATATAGGCATCCACTCCATCAGCATTGCCAACCGCACAGAACATCGCACCATTCCAAGTGATACCCCAAAGACCAATATTTTTGGGAACGGCAACTGTTTGCTCAGTCCATACTTCTCCATTAGGTGAGGTGAGGATATAGGCATCAACACCATCATCCTCACCCACCGCACAGAATACCGAGCCATCCCAAGTGATACCATAAAGACGAATATTTTTAGGATTCGCTCGTTCTGTCCAGTTTTCTCCATTAGGTGAGGTGAGGATATAGGCATCGGTGCCATCATCATACCCAACCGCACAGAATACCGAGCCATTCCAAACGATAGCTCTAAGAGAAATATTTTTAGGATTCGCTCGTTCTGTCCAGTTTTCTCCATTAGGTGAGGTGAGGATATAGGCATCGGTGCCATCATTCTCACCAACCGCACAGAACATCGCACCATTCCAAGTGATACCAAAAAGATGAATATTTTTAGGATTCGCTCGTTCTGTCCAGATTACTCCATCAGGTGATGTTACAATATAGGCATCGGTGCCATCATTCTCACCAACCGCACAGAATACCGAGCCATTCCAAACGATAGCTCTAAGAGAAATATTTTTGGGAACGGCAACTGTTTGCTCAGTCCATACTTCTCCATTAGGTGAGGTGAGGATATAGGCATCGGTACCATCATTCTCACCCACCGCACAGAATATCGAGCCAGTCCAAACGATACCAGAAAGAGCAATATTTTTAGGATTCGCTCGTTCTGTCCAGATTACTCCAGCTTGGTTAGAATTAATAAATGCTATTGTATTTGCAGTATATTTTTTAGGTGTGAGATAAATTCTTGTCCGTGCAAAATTCCAGTTATAGAGGGTTAAAAGTCTGTCTCTTAGTTGGGAATAAAGATTTTCTAAATTAATAAACTCTTTATCGGCTAAAGCGGTTATTTTTCCAGACTTGATTTTGCCTAATGCAAGATTAACAATATCTATATCTGTTAGAGCCATAATTCCCCCTTATTTATCTGCAGAGGATTCTTTTGACTCTGATTCATTTGGCGTTAAAGGAGAACCTATTTTTATTTGCAGTTCTTGCAATAACAGTTGTCTCAAATTAACATTATTTGATATTGTAATCGCTAAATTAGCAGCTAAATTTAAGACAAGCGAATCAATAAAGAGACTCGGAAATAATAAAGGGTCTGTAATCTGTCTTACATATTGAATAATAATCTGGTCGTATTCGTCAATTTCGTTGGTAAGAAGATAAATTCCCTCACCTTTCCATCCAGGCAATCTATATTTTATTATCCCATTTACTGAAAAAGTATCAATATAATCTGTTGGTTTCTTATACTTGTAAGAACGAGTAAAACCATAACTAAATGAAGATTTTAAATACAATTTCAATGTACTGCTATTAACTAATGTTTCTGCTACAGCTTTATCTCGAAGCACAAGAGTAAGCGTTCCGGCAGTAACAGTTTCAATACGGTATTCTCTGTTATTACTGGCTGACCCTACAACTAAAACTAAATCTCCAGCCTCAAATCCATTGGTTACAAAACCACTGCCACTATCAGTAATTGTAGCAGGAGTACCATTGACAAAAGTTATTGTTTTTGCACTGCAATTAAGTAATCCAGCAGCCGAGACTGCTCTGGTTTTTAGCGCAAATTCCCATGGGCGAAACGATAAAACTTCATCTCTTGCTTGGTTATACATATTTTGCAGGTCAATATCAATTCTTTCAGCAAAGGTAAGTATTTTGTAAGAACCAATCCTAAGTAACCCCATATTAGCAATATCAATATCTGTAATAGGCATTTTATATATCTCCTTTTTTTTTAGTTAAGGGCTTAATCCTGTATCTCTTTTGGCAAGCTGTAGTATTCCTTCTAATCTTCCCGACCCCCATCTTCTATCATAAGGTTTGCCTAATATATCAAGTTCTGCTCTTAATTGTTCAATTTTTTCATCTTCACTTTCTTCTTTAATTTCTGCTTTTAAGGCGTCAGCTTCTTTTTTGCTGTTAAAAAACGGTCTTATAGAAGGTGGTATCGCAGATTCATTAGGAACGGTAATAAGCTCATTTTCTTCGATAAGGGTGTCCCAGAAACATTTTTTTATACAGATGAAATCCATGTAGCCTCCTTTGTATTATAGCCCTGCGGTATGAACACGATAAGTAACAATAACATCAAGAGTTGTATCATTAGATGCGTTACCAGTATAATTATCACCTGTGTTAAGCAAAAATAATCCTTTATTTTTTACCGCAACAAGGTCAGTTGTTGCAGTCCATGATGGGAGTATTAATCGTGCTTCATCATTTGTTTGGTCAAGAAAATTCGTTGCATCAATTGCAGCCGTAATATCCGTGCCTGCTGTTTCATATTCAATTACCATATCATCAGGAGCCGTTGGTTCGGCTAATACCTCAGAACCATAATCAAGCACTAAAACAGCACTCACAAATTCAATAATTGTATCAGCCCCTTGAGCTACTACAATCTGTATGGGTGTTGCCAATGCCTTAATCTGAGCCGATGTCAATGTTACGGTTGCAGTATTAAGAGTAGAAGTCCCTATCTTTGGACTGGTTATAGTTGGTGCTGTTGCCAAAACAAGACTACCTGAACCAGTCTCATTACTAATAACACCAGCTAATTCAGAAGATGTTGTCGCCGCAAAGACATCTAATTTATTAGTAGTTAAAGTAACTGTTCCTGTAAGGTCAGGAAATGTCCATACTTTAGACGGTGTAGTTAAATCGCTACTTGTAATTGTTCCAGAAAAATAAGCTAAACCACCTATCTTGGGTGCAATCACAATTGTATCATCAGTTGCAGTTTGATTCTGTATATTGAGTGTCCCAGAGCCTTTTAAGTTAACAGATAAATTAATATTTGTATCTGTTCCCACTGCATTAACAGTTAAATTTGTTGCAGTAGGGGAGTTAAGAAACTGTAAATAATTTACCGCGGTAGTTTGAGGAGAAAACCCAAACATAACATTTCCATTGGCATCAAGAATAGATGTGCCGATTTTTGGGCTTGTCAGGGTTTTATTTGTAAGCGTATCTGTTGTTGCAAGTCCAACAAATGTATCTGAAGCATTTGGAAATGTCCATATTCTATCTGCGGTTGGGTCTGTTACTGCTAAGGATGTTTCATAGGCATCATTTGTAGCTCCTTCAAACTCAATAGGTGTTGCAGTAAGAAAAATTGTCTTTTTTGCAAATGTCTGAATATCATAGACTGTGGTTGCATAAACAATACTTGCGATTGAAAGTATTGAAATAATAGCCAAAATTATCTTTTTCATTCATTATCTCCTTGTTAAAAATAAGGCGAGTCCTTAAACCCGCCTTATTTTTTTCTGGTTATGATGTTTGTCCCCATCTTAGCCGTGCATCAACCGTTACTGAAAATGCTTGCCCACCATCGGTTACATCGTAATACATTCGAATATATCGTTCAAGTCCTGGTGGAAGAGCGATATTCAACACCTCATATCCCGCTACCATCGGTGCTGCAAGAACGGTTTTTGTGATTTCTGTATCAGTAAAAGCATCAGCAACAGCATCATCAGATGATGACTGGAGGGTGAATTTAATACTTGTTCCAGTTTTGGTTGTTACTGTTGGCAGAATCACTACGAGTCTTAACTGCCCACCTTCAGGACCAAACTCGCTTAACGCAGTTCCTCTATCATCAGTTAATGCTCCTAAATCAACGACATTGGTGGAGGCTGCATCGGCTGTTACTGATTGTCCGCTTGAGAATACTAATTTTTCATCCGTCATATTAATCTCCTTTTATGTTACCTCTGTTTCAGAATTTAATAGAATACTTGAATCTATTTTTCTGATAGGAATTGAATCAAAATACATAACAGGCTCGCCAAAGAGTCCTGCACCTTTACCTGGCATCCAGTGGACATTGTTCTTGTCCTTCATCCTGATTCTTGCCGCTGAGATGATAGCCTCATTCATGTAGATTTTTGCCCCTGCACTGATTTTCATTCTATCAATAAGTGTAATCAGGGAATCCTCAAAGGCTACAGCACCTGCTGTCGCAGAGGGTATATTGGCAACCCTGCCAATACTTCTTGGGTCTCGGATAACCAATCCTGCCTTGATTTTGAAATTATCCTCATAAACTCTTAATTTGCTGCCATTTGAATCTGTGGCTATTCTTTCACCTAAATCTGTGTGCATGACTGGGTATCCATCTGAGCTACCTGCCTCGCTATTCTTTGGATACACACCAAAGACCGTGTCCTCGTCCCAGTTGACAACATAAACAGAGGTTAATGCTGCTCCAGCACCTGCAGTTACAACATATCTGCCAAGTGAAGCAAGACGTGGCGCAATGCCATGTGGTTGTTTAGGTGTTACTTTATTGTTTGAGTAAAGAAATGCTGAACATAGAGATTGAGCTAATCCCTCAATAAAGGCTTTAGCCTCAGTCATCCGTGCTTGCTTGGGATTAGGCATATTATTGATGAACTCAATATCATAGGAAGCAAATGTCTCGCAGATGCCGATTACATCCAATACTTCGTCAACCTGCGATTTTTCGCTTGCTACATACTGATTTAATCCTCTCCATGTGCCTGCTGGTAGATTTGCCCTTCGTGTGGTTTTATGGCTCCACAAGTCATTAGAAGGGAAAAATGGTATATCCAGCAACATACTTATTGCTTTAGCCATGATTTCAGCAATACTTGATTGCTTACCATCAGGGTCTATTCGTTTAGCTTGCTCAAGCAGAGTATAATCTGCTGCTAATGTTGCCATATTCTTATCTCCTTATTGTTATTTTGCCATTGATGGGAACATCTTATCCAAGACATCGCCACCACCTGCGCCAGAAGGAGAGCCTTTAATAAATTTGTCATCTCCAATAAGGTCAAATGTTTTACTGAAAAACCATACCATTACAGGGTCATCACCAAAACCATTCTGTTCAACCCATGTCTTGATTCCCTCCTTCCCGCCAAATTCCTTTGGCGCATCAGAGTTTTCAAGAAATTTGTAGAATGACCGAACGGCTTTCTCGGTGTTTTCCTTGTATGAATTGCCCTTCCAGATGGTTTTGAGAGTGTCGGTTGCTTTATCT